CACGGCGACAAGATAGCGATGGCATGTATGCGAGCGCACCACAAAGGAGTAAACCAATCTATTAGCGATTTAGGTGGCGATGCCATCGAGTTGCCCGATCTTGAATCTTCTTTGGAGAACACAAAGGATAATCATGAATGAGGAACGAAATGAATTGAATAGTCCGTCTGGTTCTGGATACCTCGATGGCTTCCCAGAACCAGAGGTGGCATACACTCGACGCAAGGCATTGTCGGGATCTTTTAAATGCCGATGCGTAAAGGGAGCATGGTGCTACGCAAAGGGCGGCAAACGTCCCTGTGACGCAGGGCTGATGATCCCGCCGCCTATCCAGAACGCAATAGGTGACTCACAGAGTCCCGACCAATAAACTATGATTACACTAAAGACTAACGACGGGACTCTGTTGATGTCCACCGACTTGTTCGCTAGGGTTGTTTCTGATCCAAAGCGAGGAGATACAGTGGGAGACTACAAGGTGTCAGGGAGGCAGGGAAATCATGTGAACTACATAGTTGGGCAGCAATCGCACAACGTATCGCTCGCTGTTTGGTCAGCTATTGCGCGGAATCAAATAGCGAACCACTAATTAACGTGTCGAGGGACGAGATCACCGTTCAATGGCAAGTTCAACAGCCCAGTAGGGCGCACACATTATGACAAAAGACATATCAACACTGTCAGAGGAAGCGCAGGAGGTGGTCGAGAGTATGATTCACCACTGTTTAGATAATGCATACTGTATGGGAATGGACGAGGGGTTCAAATCCGACGATTCATTTGACGATGAGCACAAGCATAGTTTCCGACTGGAAATAGAAAGATTCTTCAACTACAAATAACCAAGCCCAGTAGGGCACACACATTATGAACGAATACAAAGAAAAACAAAATGCATGGCAAGAAGCGACTGACAATTGGGTTAAGTTGACTCTTGAGAAGTATGATGGATATGATATTGACGATCTGACTCAAGTCTTTATGCGAGGTCCGTTTGCTGGCTGGAGTGAGCGTATGGTTGTTGAGTTAGCAATGGGTATGGATGACGCAAATAAGAAAGTGCCGAGACACGTATAAATATGAAAATGACAGCATCACTAATAGTAACCATTACAATTCTCTCAATAGTATCAGGTTTCGGTATCTTCGAATACTTGCGACTAAATGAACTTAAGCGCACCGCGCCTAAATACGAAGTCGTCGACGATAGAGGACAGGCTTCTCTAAGAGCACTCGACATTGCCTTTGAGGTCAATGGTGCAGTCCGTGGGAGTGAAGGTCTGAGTAATTCAATTTACCTTCCATTCAATGAATCTATCGTTGTTTTAGTTAAAATACCATACAGTGAACTAAAGGTCAATAATTTTATTGCCTATATCAGCGACAATGGTGTTCTTGTACTGCATCGACTAATTAAAAAGACCGATGAAGGTTGGGTGGCACAGGGCGACAATAACCGTATAGAAGATTCAACTCTTGTCACTAAACTAAATTATCTTGGAAAGTTGCACGAACCCATCATCACTTGGAAAAGTGCACTAATCAAATAATTATGTCAGAAGCAATAATTGATAAAATAAATAAAGTCTGGAAAGATCTATATGGCGATGAAGCTGTGTATAAGACTGATGATCATGCATTGTGTGCACGGATTCAGTCATTAGCAGATGATAGAGCATGTTGGTTAGGTACCGCAAAGTTTATGCAGAAGGAATTAGATAAATTAAGTGGTGTACAAAAAGACTAAAGTATGGTATAATTATATTATGAAAGAAACAATAACACAAGTAAGCATCACGAATAACGAGCCTGGAGCTAATCCAGTTTATAATTGCCTTAAGGTAGCGCCTCAAGATGAAGCGGGTGGATCATTTCTTAGAATTACAGGAGATGATGAAATGAATGAAGGAAATTCAATTAACTTAGATTGGGAAGAGTGGGATGCTCTTGTGAAGGTAGTAGCTAAGTATCGTAAAGTATGGGAGTGGAAAGTTTAATATGAAATATATATCAGAGAACATTAAAGCCTTATCACTTATCGCATTATGCGGCTGTGCTGGATACTTTTTAGGTAGTCCTACGAATGGAATAGTAATTGGAATTGCTATCGTTGCATCTGTCACACTATTCCTATAAAATTATGGCGCGCTCTTGGATAGTAAAAAAGGTCGAATGGTGGAAACATCTGAAGTGGCGCAAACGTGACCAGAACAAAAAAGAGCGCCAGCACTCGAAAAAAGATATACAAAAACAATTATGAAAGTAAAAATCAAAGCAGAACTAGACGACGAAGCATTTAAGACTGGAGACTTTATTCAGGAATTGGGTAAGATTCAAGAGGAGTATTTGGATAAGCTTATGGCTAAAGTTGTGAAAGAGAAATGGATCGAAGGGATGACTAAAGTCGAAATTAACGATTGGCTATTTGATTATTGTTTCAATGGTTGGGATAATGATAAAGACGGATTTGAGAATACATTCTCAGAGAGGCTCGATAAGTGTTCAAAATACGAAGTGGACGAAGGGGAGTAGCATGAAAGAGATTTTCGCAGATAAAGATGTAGTGGTCATAGGCAACGCTTTAAGTCTTAACGAAAAAAAGTTAGAATCTTTAATCGGCGAAAACACACTTACATGCGCATTCAATAGAGGTGTAGAAAGGTTCAAGCCAGATGTTGCATTTTTGAGTATAGCCGATGCTTGGAATACTAAAGTCGATATTGGTAACGCAGTATCTATTCACGTTTCTTCTGAAGGAAGGCCATCACTGACTGCTGATTACACTATACCGATGAGGGTGATAAGTAAACTTAAACCACACGTCGGATACCGGCCAAGCAGCGGATGTATTGCAAATGCGTTTTTGAGTCAAAGGTCATTAGGCATTAAAAGCGTAACTCTTATTGGATTTGACTTTAAGCAAACACCTACATACTATGATCAAAAAAGAACACCAGCTGATGAGCCGCATGACTATGTTAGAGAAAGAAAATTCACAATAAGTTATTTTATCCACGAACGTAATTACAATATAATATGAAAGTAGCAATTTACAACGACTGTTTTACACAGAACTATAAACACTTTGGCTGCGAGCTGGTGATGGAAACCTTTAAAGATCAACTGAAAAGAGTTGATTGCGAATTTGTTGGAAGCGTGAAAAAGGATATGATGCGTGATGAAAAGCACGTTGCGTCTGTTCTCGATAAAGCAGATTTGGTGATTGTGAACGGAGAAGGATCATTCCATCACGACCGTCGCAATGACATCTTATCAGTTGGTGCTAAATGGCCATCAATACTCATTAACACGGTTTTCCAAGACAATAAAACTAAAGGCCAACTTAAAAACTTTAAATTCATATCATGCCGAGAGTCTTTTAGTGCAGCAGCGTGTGCAAGACAATTCGGTAAACCCGTGGATACTATTCCAGACATTATATTCACGAATAAGCGATTAGCTCAACTTAAATTTAAGCCAACAAAAGATCTCGTTAAAGTTCGTCATGGATCTGAGTTAAACACTAAGAATACCGCTGAATATTTTATGAACACTCTCGCTCAACATAAGAGTGTTTCGTCTATAAGCTATCACGCGCTGATCATTAGCATGATTTTAGGGCAAAGAATAAAGCGGGTTATTCCATCTAATACTCATAAGAATGCTGCCTTGGTGCACGACTTCTTATCTGATTCAAACTATGTTGAGAATTCTCGCAAAAAGGTAAACAGCTTGTTTGACAATCTACATAACATTTAGCGGTGTACAGAAGTCCTAAAGTATGGTATAATAGTAGTATGGAACCAACAGTAGATTACAATTATAACCAATTCGTCTTAATTGACCAGAATAAAACTGAACACATCATCGGCCACAGAATGGCAGATGTGCTGTATGGTACTGGATTCTGTTTCACAGACGCAGCAACTCATGAACTCAAACAAGCAGACTACGAAGAAGCAATGGAACACCACCTTGGAGCAGACGAAGCATGTCCGCAAGCCTGTTCCACAAGCAACAATCCGATTTAGCGATAAGAAGAAAGAACAAAACAAAAATGAATGCCGCTCAAATACTTAAGCGAATCATATTCGAGATTACTTTCGTTACCGTAATAGTCGCTACAGTTCCGCTGCAGGTGATTTATGCTACAGGCCTAGTGACATTCTCGATTGTTACACAGTATCCTGCCCAAATTCATCGACTCTTAATAAATCTGTTTTATGCCAAAAAAGATTCTTAAATGCGCCTATAAAGAACATTGGAAACACTATCCAATTATTGAGTTACCTATTGCAGAAATTTGGCAATCGGTTCCATCAGTAAGTCTTATTCCAGGCGTACCGAAACCATTTAAAGAAAATTTGATTAGAGATATTAAACAAAGCGGAATGCACTTTCCAATAATGGTTGTGAATTCGAGCCACGAGGATCTGTTAGAGGTGAAGAAAAAATGGGGTGATAAACTCGGGGTTCTTCCTTTTTGGCATAACGACTTAAACCCTCAATCTAAGTATCAGTGGGGAGTTTGGGGTGGAAGTCAGCGATTAGACGTAGCAAAATACCTAGGGTATACTCACATCGATTGCGCAGAAATGCCTTCAATCAGTAAAGCTATTTCTCACCAAAAGGATATGAGAAAACCTTTTATGAAAAGATATTACACATAACTACAATCACACAACGCGCAAACAACATATATAAATAAACCTATGAGCAAAAGAGCAAAACCAGGAGTAGACCTACGAGCACCAAATCCAACTAAAACAAAACGGCTGGGCAGATCCCGCGGGTCTCTTGTATTCAATGAACACGTTGGACATAAGGTTACACAAAAGATCGATGAAGCAATCACCAATAGACTACAGGGGTAAATGAGCTCAGAACCATTTGACGACTTCGGGTTTACTTGTGTCGATGAGACAGAACTTCAATCCTTTCAGCAGGCTGAAGCAAAGGTAGAAGAAACTACGGCAACTGCTGCAGCGCTTGAAGAAAAGGTCGACGAGCTCTATAATGCAATTCAACCACTGCTCAATAACCTTAAGGCGAATCCTTCAAAGGAATACATCCTTTGGCCAAATCGTTTAGAAAAGATTGAGCAGTTCGAAACATATCTACAGGGTATATATACCAAATAACAACAACAAGAAAAGAGAAAAGAAATCATGATTACACTAATCGCAGTACTCGTTGCAGGCTTTATTACAGGTGTCCTAGTTGGACGCAATAACGTAAAGACTGTTGAAAAGGCAGTTGATGAAGCGCTTGAACTTTATGAAAAGGCTCAAGACGAAATCACCGAGTTGAAAGCTAAGGTCCGAAAGCCTGCTAAGAAGAAGACTGTCAAAAAGCCAGTCGTCGATTAAACAATAGACAAATACTACAAAGGCCGCACCGATTATTTCAGTGCGGCCTTTTTGCGTTATTAGTCTACTTATTGCGGTGTTGAATTAGCATCTTAAGCTTCATCTCTAAACGAAACAATTATTAAGTTGTATCTTATTTTAACTTAATCCATTAATACTTACATTCTGAATATCGGTAGACTGCATATTATTAAACTGTAATTTACCATAGTTTTGTTCTGCTGAGTACACCTGATTCCTAATACCATTGAAGTAGAAGTCGTCAGTGCCATCACCCATCAACCAAACTTGTGTAGCCAATGAAGGCTGCAGTACACCAATCTGGAAGTTACTGCTGTTGCTAACATTATATCTGTAGTTGTTTCCTATTTTATAATCAGTTAGCCACCCTGTAGGGTCTTTAATCATCTTTGTTATCTCGGCATCGCTTGGCATAGCTACATCTTTCTTTAATGTAGTAATTACCATACTAGCTATCTCACCTTGAAAACTCCTGTTGGTTTCCATACCTCCAATACTAAACACATCATCTATAAGCTCATCCATACGGTAACCTGTACTTGTCCAGGCTGCTGCTACTGATAAGTTTGAACCAAGAGTCCAGTTATTACCTGCACTATTCATTAGTCTAATGTCAAAAGCATCAGCTAAATTAGAAGCAGTAGCATCAGTAGCGTTAAGTCTAGTACCATTGTGAGCAATGTAAACACCATACCAAGCATTATGCCCAAGAAATCCAGTAGGTGCACTAGGTGTTGGATGAATCATACATTCGTTATATCCTGTTCCTTCACGCCCCCAACCAAAGTACAAACGCTTATTTAATACTTTTAAGTAGATATTATAATTACCATTATTTGCACCTCCGCCTTGATTCCATATAACTTGATGACTTGTGTTATTATCAATGTTAAACACTACGGCAGTTGCCCAAGGCTTAGCGTGATGGCTCGCTGAAGTTCCTGTTGCCCAAGTTGGTGCTGTAGTAGTAAGTGCCTTGTGGTCCATCCTTAAGGCATTAGCGAATGAAAGATTGCTAACTTGCTTCAAGTGTTCATTAGAGCCACTAAAGTCTAGCGTTTTAGTCCAAGACGTTGAATTAGAAGTAGCATTATTAGTTGGGTCATCAGTTACATTTAAAGTAATTATACCTGTATCTGAACCAAAATCATTAGCTCTAGTAACGTTTATAGTATGCTGTATATCTATTCCATCTAAAATCTCATCAGCTGTTCCTACAATAGCATTTCCTGTATCGGCATATCCTGTTGGTATATTAGTTACATTATATACATCTGTATCTCCTTGTGGTTTATATTGAATATTAACAGCACTACCTTCTTGTATTGTATAAACAATGTCAGTAAAAGTAGGTGCATAATTAGCATCAGCGGCAGTAGTTTGAATGTTCCAAATAATACTTGTAGATGTTCCATAAACACCATTTAAAGGTGCAGACGTTCCATTATCAACAAATAGTACAGTTGGCACATACCAAGTTGTATTAGTTAAATCATCATCATAAGTCTGAGTATTATAACCACTACCACCATTTTCAGTGCTAAATGCTTCTGCTTCAGCCTGTGTCTTAAACAATGGATATTCAAAATTATTGTCTGGAGATTCTATATAGTAAAATGTAGCAACATTACCACCACCAGATACTCCTACTTCACTTTCTAAGAATTGTTTGTATTCTACTAAACTCATATTGAATGCAGCATTTAAACTATCATTCATTGTATTGATATTTGAACCAGCTACAATACCATTTATATAAACATTACCTAGGCTTAAACCCCTGAGCTGTATTTTATCGCTGTTAGCTTGTAAAATATCAACATGACCGTTTTGAATTACAGAAGTTAATTCGTTTGCTTGATATGTATTAATAGTGTTACCTCCAACACCTTCTGTCAAAGTAATCATGTGTTTAAGCGTATCTACAACTACATCTACTTCAGGTACTTCCATTACGTGGTTACTAAAAGGCAATTCATTATAGTTACCGACTAGTGGGGCCTTTACAGCTTTATAAGTAATAGATTGAAAACTATTATCACCTAAACTTAAGCGTAAATTTGAAACGTCTACCTCACTTAAGTCAATAGCATAGTCTTGACCAATAAAACCAACATCATCTACCTTAATTATATTCTTTGAATTGTTAGCTAATGCACCTACCGCACTTGTAATTAAAAATCCAATCTTTTCGGTATTTGAACCCAGACCTGTGTAATGTACTTGTGTATCAAGAATCTCAGCAATAAATCTAAACGCAGGGTTTACAGTAATCGTCGTGCCAAGTAAATCGTATGCCTCATTGATTTGTATACTTGCCTTTGCATCTCCCGTATTACCAATACCGTTATATTGCGATCTGTTATTGTCATATAAGCCGCAATCTCTTAAAGTAGTGTTTGCAGCACCCCAAGAACAGAAACCGGCATTCCAGTTTCCATTAACTTCATTTTGAGAGAATTTGTTGTTAATGCCACCAATACTCAATAGTCCGTTATTGGAGTTGTACGCGCTAACGTTCATGCTCACTGTTATGTTTTGACAACCTGCGTACGTAAGACCTGCCGCTAGATAGATACCAGACTCAACATTCTGTGTAGATTGATTACGAGTAATAAAACCACCACCGCCAACACCGCAATCCTGTATTCTCATACCTCTTAGGTTTTTAGTGATAGTGTTTCCAACGATTAAAACCTGGGTTGACTCTTCAATTCGCATTCCCCCGCCGTTAGAAGCATTAGCTCCAGCATAAAAGGATTGCAGCGCAGTATTTGTAGAGTCATACCCTAAAACACTTCCAGCCTCAGCTGCAATAGTAGATAGACCTTGGCCATTCCAACCGTTATTACTAATTACGCAGTCTTCGATAGTAATCTTACTGAGCTTCTTTAGGTGTATGCCATAACCACCCGCGTTTTTGATGCGAAGGTTATTGAATAGAAAATCTTGCGAGTTATCAGTGCCTTCGTATAAAAATATATCACCATTGTTAGCATCGTATGTAGTATACTGCACATAAGACTCAGCGGCGCCGTAAAAGTGCAATCCGTGTGGTAATGTAAACGCCGGACCGCTAGAGTTTGCTATAGAGATAACACCTTCAATGAAGATTGTATCACGTGGATTTGATGCTGCAATCGCATCTGCAAGATCGCTATATGGATGTATTGCAGTACCACTACGAATAGTACCAGTGTAATCACCATCAACATAATGATCGTAAAAGTCAAGAGCAGAAGATTCTAGTTCTGTAACTGTAGCAAACGCGCTTTTCACCTGGCCCCATGCAGTATCAGTGTCAGAGTATTTAATGATGTCATTTACTTCGTAATCTACGGTGTCAATTGTACCTGCAGTTCCAATATAGTACCAATCACCATTAACAGGCGATGCATCGGTTGGTGCGAGGTTGGTCGATGCGTCAAACACACCTTTATAACCAATGTTGATATCAGCTGGAGCTGATACGTTTGCGTTAACGTTAATGTAATCTACTAATTCTTGAGCGCTTGCGAATGCGATTCCGTCTTTATCTGCAAATTCTAAATAACTCACAGCATAAAACTCATATTGCGTTTCTGCTGAGTTGGCTGAACGAATATCGTTAATAATATCAATTCGCGAGGTATCCGTTGCATTGATCTGTGCACTAAGACATGCGTTCCAATATGCAGGATTAGATGATCCTACGAATGTGATACAGTTTCCTTGTTCGTTTCGTGTAATGCGTATAGCCATAATTTATCGGATGATTGAGATTAGAGTCGTAAGAGGTTGGATTAGAATTTCGTTGTTGCAACGGATTGCAGGTAGCAGTCGAGCGTTGCGGTCTTCATCAGAAGCGATGTAAGCAGACATTTCAACACGATTTAGATAAGCAACACCTTGTGATCCTGTGCCGTAGAACACTGGTTGTGTTGTAAGAGCAAAAGTGAAGGTAGGCTGGTCACTGGCATCGCGTGTCATAAAGATAAGACCTACTTCGAGTGTAGAGTTAGCAATCTGAGGAACAGCGTTAAACGAAAAGCGAACTTTTACGAGGTCACCTACATCACATTGTGTAAGATCATAAGAACCAGTCGCTGCATTATATTTGAGATCACCTGTAGTTACTTCATCAGTGTAGCTCCCCGTAGCGCCGTTGTCGTCAAAGTCGTAGTTGATAAGATCTGTGATACCAACTGGCATGTGCTGACCTCCGAATAGACCTTTAGTTTGGTCGAATACGCTAGGATCAGTAATAGGGAAGTAAGCAGAGTCATTGGCTATCTGACGTGTGCGGTCAAAGCCAAATCGGTACCATGCTTTATCGGCCGCCATCTGAGCTGTGTACTGGGTGTTGGAACCAAGGTCATTGGCACCTGATTGTCCAGTAGTACGATCAGTAAATCCACCAGTAAATTCATACCCAGTGGCACCGTCTGTTATGTTAAGTACGTTCCGCGCTTCAGTAACATCGGCTGATGTCAGAAGCGAGTGAATGTCTGTGGATACTGTTGTGTTTGGCATAATTACTATTTATGTATCTATTGTTGTTAAAAAAATGTATTAGTACGAAAGATAGCGGGATACGCCATCTGGTCTTAAATACTGCGAGGTACCATCGGGGCGCACAACAACGATTGCTTCAGGCTGCAGATACAGCGATTGGCCATCTGGTTGTTTGTAGAACGATACGCCGTCGGGAAGTAAGTAGAGTTCTAAATCAACCGCGCCAGGCACATTATCCCAATATGTTTTAGAAATTTCTGAAGCAACTGATTCTTGATACGGCCGCAGTGTTATATGACGGCAATTGACATATATTTTCTCGCCAAAAGGAGTGGTGCGGATACCATTGGTACTGGTTTGCCAAAGAGTAGTAAGTGCACCACCTGGATTGGGTGGATTATCATCGTACTGCCAGTAGTCGTTGTTGGGTATATTAAGCCAAGCCATTATGCTATAAATTTCGAGGTTTTTTCTATTTCTTTAATTATTATTCTAAAGATATTATAAACCTCTTTAAAGGTTTTATCATGTGCCTTTACTTTATTTTCAAGATATTCGATCCTGTCTTCTAATTTTGTCATTTGTACTGATTGCGAATAAAACGCTGCAACAACGGTTAAGATAAGAAGAAGAAGTATTACTTTTAATTTCACGATGGGTTGTCTACAAGAATGATATTAAAATCAGCAGCAAGGACGTTATTTGCTGATCCAATTTGTCTTAAGTCTAAATCTGTTTTTTCTGGAAAACGAATTGGAATATCATAGGTTATCGTTTGATTATTGCGAAAGAGCGCGATTGTACTAGCGGTACGAACAAATGTTTTTTGATATGGTCTTTGAAATAAAGAAACGATTGTTGATTGGTGTTTTGAAGATGAAGTTGCAAGACGAGTAAGATAACCAGTTTTGCCTGCAGGAATTGTATAAACACACATTTGAGTTTGGCCCATTTCAGCAGCGATTTCAGCTACAATAGTTGTACCATTTTTAATTTGTATCTTACCAACATTAGTATTACCCTCTGTAATATATGCTCGATTTACACGCTGGAATGTAACTGCTCCTTCGCCTGTTTCTGTTGTACCAGAAAGAGCAAATGATTCACTTATAAAATTATAGTTAGTGTCCAATCCTTCGACTATAATAGTATGCGCTCCAACATCACCATCTGTATCATCATCTTCATCTGAAACTACGCTTACTGTTCCAGCTGCAGTATCCCAAGGATACAAGCGTGTTCCAGCCGAATCTGCAGCACTCCAAAGAGTTGTCCAATCTGAGCCATTACTACCATCGATCATTCCAAATTTATGAACGTTCTGATAACCATTTACTTCACCAGAAGCAATAGGAATATTCGAAGCTGCGCCAAAGGTATTAATAATGTTACCATCTTTATCAGCAAGCATGACAACCTCATATTGTTGAGTATTGTTGTTATTTAGTTTTTGTAATACTTTATTCCAGATGGCCATAATGTGTTACCTCGGTTTATTTAACTTGTGAGCTGCCGAAGTAAAAGCCTACGATAGCAAGAGCAGTTTGGCGAATCTCTGGAAGAATAACGAATCCTTCAACTGTTTGCCATTTAATTGTTTTAAAGAAGCCAAAGATTCCACCAGTTTCTCTCGATGTAGTTATACCAACATCAGGCATAAACGCAAAGATGAATGGTGCAATAACAATAGCGAAGAACGTGAGGGTAACTAAGAGTCTACGAACCCAAACTCCACTATCTCTTTTTGCTGCACGATCTGCAGAATCGTCTGCAGCGGTTTGTTTAACAAGCATTCTTTCGAATAACTGGGCCTGATTTTGAACTTGGGAGCCGATGAGTTTCATTACGAAACCGCTTAAACCACCACCAAGCATTGCTAATAGTTCTGTTGTCATGTATCTATTTATAACAAATTAGGTTTTAGCTTTAGATTAAACACTGAAAAATAGCTCTGTATAAATAGTGCCATGAATCTAAATCAATATCTAAAAGGACAAAACAGGATGGCGAAGAAGAAACAGCGGATAACCTCAACACTAGAGTTGATAGGTCTGCCAAAGAAGGTTCTATTGAGAATATTGAGAAGAAACAGATCTAAGGTAAGGTTCTAATTGAGCACCAACGGGTTATGACGTTTCTCACGCTGCAGAAGCGTAAGTGGTTGGTAGTCAACAACCTTCGGCCTCGCACGAATATGGGCCGTTTTTTCGGCCATTTTCTGCACTCTTTTTAAAAAAAGTGCAGTTTTTATGTGGTTAACTACCAGTCACTTATGAAAAAAGCGGATAAAGGTGCATAAAAACGGTTCACACACCGCACTTTATATGGTATAATAGTATCATACCAACCAATAAAAACAAAAGATTATGACAAACCTACAAAAACTCAATTCACTCAAGCATCTCCTCAACGATATGGCTAACCTTAACTGGGAACACGTAAAACGCAAGGAAATCATCACTGCTGCGGTTCGTAACGGTCTCGTCGAAAAAGACACATACGTGGCACTTAAGGCCAGCGCAAAATCCTCATCTAAAGGCTACTACGTAGTGGCTGAAATGCTTAAACTTGTAGAAAGCAAATTGGCTAAAGGTACACCTGTAGCAAAAGCAAAGAAAGCCACAAAAAAGGTTGTTGTTCAACGCAGCATTGAACAAGAAATTGCCGATGAAGTACGAGGCACCGAAGACGAAATTGGCGATGTATCGTGCTTCAGCGAATTCGAAAATAGCTACAACGAAATGGCCCTTGCGGAAGAACTTTCCATCATGGGCACATCACTATAATATGACTGCAGCAGAAAGAATGAAAGCTTGGGAAACCCTTGACTCACCAAAACCAGACTGGGAAACGTTCAAGAGGATGCTTCCTAGCTGTAATAACAATCCGCTCGTAGTAAGATCGTTGTGGATCAGAAAGAACAGCGGTACAAGTGTAAAAATAACCAACAGCCGCCAATTATCCCGCACACACTATGAAACCAATCTTTACCTTCATTAACGTATACATCTTCTTGGCTATTTTAATGGCCTTAAAACTAATTTTCTCACTCACCGATTAGGACACACACATTATGAAACCAATCTCTACCTTCATTAACGTATTTAACGTATACATCTTCTTGGCTATCTTGGGTATTTTAATGGCCTTAAAACTAATTTTCTCACTCACCGATTAGGACACACACATTATGAAATCGACTAAAAGAGATTGGCTAAACTTCACAGCAGGATTCGTCACCGCTACAATCATGACACTCGCTGTATCAGACGCAACTGGAGCAACGCATCGAGACATCGTTGCATCTACTCTGATCCTCGAAGCAGGAGGCGAGTACGCTGAGGGTGCGATGGAGTCAGTACACGAAGTCATCCACAATAGATCCATTAAGCGAGGTAAATCGATGTCTGATATCTGCCTTCAGCCATGGCAATTCTCTTGCTGGAACGAGAATACCGTTGAATGGAATATCTCAAAGGCACAAAATCACCCACGCTGGCACGAGGCAATGCAGATCGTCGATACGGCACAGATGACCAACTATACGAATGGAGCTGATCACTACTACGCAGACTACATCCAACCTCCATATTGGGCAGCTGACATGACACTTACGAATAAGGTTGGAAGACATCTATTCTATAGATGATTCATTAGCAATAACTTATAAAAGGTACAATAATTACTAAAACTGTAATAACGGTGCATTATAAATAAATATCTATATTTAACAAACAATTTACATACACTAAACTCATGAGAACAAAAAACATAATCAGCGTCTTGGCGCTCCTCGCGTCATCCGCACTATCACACGCCTCAACGGCATTTAACGTCCATCCTGGAGTGCTGGACAATCAGCCTGATGTAGCTTTTCGAAGCGGGTCGGCGAAAGTGCGGTTTAACAATGGTGACTTCTTTAAAATACAGGGGTTTGGTGACCGCGTGGAATTTTCCAGCGTGTCAAACAAAGACTGGTCATTTGACAATAAGGTCATATATCCAAGTGAACTTCCATTTGCTGATATCTACTGTATCGCTGAAAGCGACATCTTGACCATTGTAGCTACAGCACGCCACGACAATATGACTGAGTACTCGGTTGGCGTCATCAAATACATGAAACATGGGAAAGTTCGACTACGGGTCGTTTCAGCCTATATTATACCTGAGCCTGAGACTGTTGGTCTGCTTTCAGGCCTTTTAGCCTTATCTCTGTTAGCAATAAAGAGAAGAAGGCTGTAGTTTGTGTAATAAAAGTGCATTTAAATGTTGTTGTCTACCAGCAACTTGGATGACTTAAAGGCCTGCAGGCTCCATTGATTGAAAATAACTGTTTACACATGGTCAAATATATGGTATAATAGTATCATACCAACCAACTAACACAAACACAAAACAACATATATTATGGCTATTACGACAAAAATTAACGGAGTACAAGGATTAACAGCAAACCAGACTGTGGCAAAAACAAAGACCGTGTCAATCGGTGATGTATGCGATGCAATTGAAACCATCGTGAATGCCAATATGGCAATGGGTGCACAATCGTTTGCTCGCATCATCACAGATAAGCTTTATTCCTCACATGATGAGGCATTTATTAAAATGCTAGAATTGGCCGGAGAACGTGCCAAGACCATTCAACAAGATGCTTGGCTAGAAGCTAATAAGGATAATATTGTAAGCTGTGGGCCGGAGCTAAGCCGCCGATAGAATTTGTGTTGGTGATCCTAGGTAAGACTCTAAACTGCCTACTTCTTCTTAATCCCAAACTCAAATTATATACATATATGCAATCTAAACTATTCAAAGGCTTTATGTCCTTCACCCTAATTGCCAACGCGCTCATGATCCCGCTCAGCATTGCCGCAAACAGTTTCACATGGTCCCAAGCTATCTTGAACGTATCAGTGTGTCTTATCATGACAACTTCTCTCTTAACCGACTAAGCCGTGTATAGCCAATCAAACAGACACAGAATGACTAGAGACGATGAATTCCCGTTTAAAGAAGGGGACTATGTTTCCTATAGAGTTGGAGATAGCATGATTGCTCACGGTGAAATCTTTCAGATACTCAAGGGCGATCAGGTTATTGTCCAATTCGGCAACGGTGGTCGTGGTTTAGACTATGTAGCTAAGTCCCGTATCATTAAACTCGACGATTAAATAGCGGTGTACAAACTGTAAAACATGTGGTATAATACTTATTATGAAAATTAAACATAGAAAATTCTTAAAGAACGGTAACGTAGTTGCTATGGATAGCAAATACACAGGCGAAGAGCCTGAGTGGAAAAACATAACTACTCAAGAAGACTTTGACCGTAGGTTTAATTCTGCTCTTAACTTCTATAACTACTATCTTGATCGCGATGACTACTTTCCAATCATCTCAGAGTACATGGTACGTAATCAGTTTGATACGAAAGACATTGCTCTTATTAAGCGTGTGCCGAAGACCGCTGGAAACGTCATTAGCACAGGAAAGATGTGCCGCATGTTCAATATGGGTATGCCTAAGGACCTCAGCTACGATTATGCAGAGCGCGCTATGAGTGGAATTGTACTACTCGTTAAAGCTGCTGAAGACGCAAAAGAGGCAAAAGCAGTGAAGCCTGAAGATGGAAAGCCCAAGCCTAACGTTCATGAAATCATGAAAAAGAAGGTGAGAGAAACTATTCTGTGCGAGCTTGAAAGCATGCTTGACGACTGGTGCACCTTCGAACCAAAGGTTACTAAGTTCCCATTGGCTAGTGTCATGCGAGGTGAAAACATTCCAGTCTCAGCTACACGTGAAGTAAAGGAATGGTTGACTAAACAGCGTAATGAGTACAACGAAGCTTTCGAAAAGACTTGTCCTGACATGGTCGAAGGGTACTCCTATTTGAGCAAGCCCGCACTACGTAACCGTATTAAAGCGTGTGATGCTATGCTTAATGAGTTAGTACTCTATAAGACAAGTAAAGCATCTGCTCGTAAGCCACGGACCAAGAAGCCTAAGGCAGCGGATAAGCAAGTTCAAAGGATGAAATACCTATCTGAATCGAAAGATCATTCTATGCAGTCCTGTGATCCTACTCGAATCATTGGTGCCAATATGTTCTTTGCCTTTAACACTAAATACCGTAAGCTTACAGTCTTTAAAGCACGAACTCGAGATGGCTTTACCGTAAGTGGTACCTCCATTAAAGACTTTGACGAAGATGCATCCTTCTCGCTTACACTGCGTAAGCCAGAAGACTATCTTCCAATCATCGCTTCAAAAACTGAAAAGCAAATTGAGAAATCGCTCAACGAGCTTAAGACCAAGCGTAAATCCGCAAATGGTAGGATCAACCAAGATACCATTTTAGTACGAGCGCTATGAGTAAACGACAAGCAGTGGTGATAAAACCATCAATAACAAAAGAAGAACTACGCATACAGGTTGAAAAGCTTGTAACACAGGATGGAATGACTTACACAGAATCAATTATTGAAATATGCGAAAGAAACCAGATCGATCCTGAAGATATGGCAAAACTTGTCAAGGGTCCATTAAAGCTTAAGCTAGAAGTCGAAGCAATGGATCGTAACATTATTAAAAGAACCACAGGAACTTTATTTTAAATATGAAAGAAGCACTAAAATTAATACTCGAAGCGATGGTATATCGTGTACAAAGAGAGAAAGCATCTGAGGTAAAATCGATTGATGCTTTTGTATCACACACTAAAGCCAAAGATATGGCTAAGGAAAAAATGATTAAAGCAATAAAAGAACTATGAGAAAAGTAAATGCAGAATTAGATGATAGAGCATTTGCTGTTGGAGATTTTATCCAGCATTTAAGTGTAGTGCAAGACCAGAAGTTTGAAGCTCTTTGGAAGGAATGTAAAGAAAAAGAATGGATTAAAGGTATGGACGAAGAGACGGCAAAAGATTGGCTTTTTGATTATCTCTTTAATGGTTTGGAAAAAGATAGTCTTGGTTTTCAAAAAACCTTTAGTGAATATGTCGGTGCAGAATGGGAATAAAATATGAGATTTTTTAAACCAGAATACAAATCGCTAAGAAAACGCAAATGGTTTGCTCTCTTACCTATCACCATCGGCAAAGAAACTCGTTGGCTAGAGAAGGTTGAGGTGGAACAAATCTATCTTGACAAAATATCCCCATCAGGTGAACCAGAACCAGCTTGGCACAACGCATCATTTAAGAATTAAATTGTTTACAAAAGGACTAACATAGTATATAATATAAATTATGAAAGAAGAACTATGAAAAAAGTGCAATAAAAATGCATTTAAATGTGATTGATAACCAATCACTTGCACGCCTTAAGGGCCTGCAGGGCCGTTTTGGGTGAAAATAACGGTTTACAAATAGTGTTTAATATGGTATAATAGTATCATAATCAAGTAAAGCACTAATATGAAAAAACACAACATCACACATCTAATAAGAGCTACCTGCAAAGGTGAAGGATTTTATCTCAAGCACTTTCAAGAAGGTCTCGAAAAGGAGATTGAGAAGGTAAAGAATAAAGGGTTCAAAGGCCCACTCAGAGTCAAACATGTCGATGGTGGTATGTTCGGAATGAATCTTTACATCACTGGTAAGTAGGAACTCTGATATAATAGTAGTATGGATAACAAAAACAACACTAAAACTATGAAAAATAAGATTACATACGAAGAATACGACATGATGTGGTTTGATCTCCGCGAAGGAAAGATCAGCGAAGAAGAATGGAGAGCGTTCTGCGATGAGCTTTTCCAGCAAGAACTTGAGCGTAACAAGGACGTAATGGTTCGCCTAAAGAATCGTTAAAAAAAATCAAAAAAGTCCCGAATACCTTTGACGACGCAATTATTTTAATCACAAATTCAAAGCCCAGTAGGGCGCACACATTATGAAAACACCAACACTATGAAAATAAACGTAACATTTGAAAAAACCGCTAGATTTTGGGGGCAAGGGCAAGAGCCGACGCTAAAAATCTGGCTCAGATTCACGGAATGCACTTATGACGAGTTTCATGCGTGGATCGACAATAACGAAAAAAGACTCGAAGGAAAATCATACGACATCGGACACTCCGATAAGGTGATTTACTTCAGGTAGAACGACTAACATCAGACACGGAGCGGAGCGACGTTGCTCTGCATGTGCTTGTTATCCAATTTTTTATTATGAGAGAATTTCAATCAACTTATTTATTTAGAGCCTCGGCTTTTGCACATTTGAAGCGGAGGACGTTTTACCTTATCGCAGCCAACAAGAAAGAAGCAGAGAGTAACGCAAGGCGACAACTGAAAAATGGTGAAGAGCTTGGTAAAATAGCCGAGCTTGGGAAGCAGTATGGAGACTACTTTTTTAAAGGATAACCACTAATTTGCGTGATTTTGTCCGCACAACCAGCCCAGTAGGGCGACCTTACTATGAAGATAACATTTCAAAGAAAACATATAGGATGGGGGCTGACCCCAAACGAACCGCTCGAAATAGTCGTTCGCATATACGTACCGACCGACTACCAAGAGTGCCACTACCACCTGATACTTCACGATATGGAGAGACGTTTTATCGAGGCAGGATACGCAACCGATATAGGCTACTCCGATGGGGTGCTTTGTATCTCTAAATTATAAATATGGAACCACTAAGCGAAACAGTTGAAAGAACTTGGCTGTGAGTTAATGCCTGAAGAAACAGATTGGATGAAATTAGTATAATATTAAATGGACGGTTATCAAGCATATCAAATATACAACGCGCTTAAGCTACACTTTACATCTAACTATGACGCTGTAAAGTATAACTTCAGAACATCAGCGAAGAGAGATTCATTCGAAAGACGACGAGATCGTTACTTTTTTGAGAAGCTCTCTCGTCGATTCGATAAGGAAAAGCTAATACAATTCTGTACAGCCAATCTAATTCATGATCCTACAGTCTGGGTCGGTAGCATGACCGATGCAATACATAACGACTATATTGGTCGACACGACAAGTTGACGTATATGTTGACTCAGGACATGAATTTAATGGTTGACAGAGGGTATTCCTTTGACCAGATATGCACAACCTCTGACAACTTTAGCAGCAATCCACTGCTTGAGGCACTAAGAGCATCAGAAATTAGCCACGAGTCTGTGGTATTGGTGGATATATTAGTCAACTTCCTTAACCGCCTGAAGAGTGACCTGAGTGACCCGTTGGATATCAATAAAGATTCAATCGATCTACTTATTAAGTATAAAGCAATCATGCTCCGCACTCCAATAGCAACAGGAAAGCTAAAGCAGAAGCTTGTGAGTATCTTTGCCTAACACTGAATCTTTATGGTGTACAAATGGCTAAAACTGTGGTATAATAGTCATATAAATAACTCTCCGGTTTAGTAACCCTAAGCCAACCAACGCAATGCAATACATTGTAATACTAAAAACAACAAAACAAAATACAAATAATATATGTCCTTTGCAAATATGAAGCAAAATCGCAGTGATGCGATTACTAAACTGGTCGCAGCGTCCAGCAGTACTAACGAAAAGAAGTCCTATGGTGATGACCGTATGTGGAAACCTACTGTAGATAAAGCAGGAAATGGTTACGCTGTTATTCGCTTCTTACCAGCAGGTGAAGGTGAAGATCTTCCTTGGGTACGTTACTGGGATCACGGCTTTAAAGGAGCTACTGGTCGCTGGTATATCGAGAAGTCTTTGACTTCTGTCGGTCAACAAGATCCTGTATCTGAACTCAACTCACAGTTGTGGAACTCAGGTCGTGATGAAGATAAGGAAACCGCACGAACACGTAAGCGTCGTCTACACCACGTCTCCAATATTCTTGTTGTATCTGACTCAGCTAATCCTGAAAATGAAGGTAAGGTATTCCTTTACGAGTACGGCAAGAAGATTATGGACAAGATTATGGATGTGATGCAACCACAATTCCAAGATGAAACTCCTGTCAATCCTTTTGACTTCTGGGGTGGTGCTAACTTCAAGCTTAAGATCCGTCAGGTTGAAGGCTATCGCAATTACGATAAGTCTGAATTTGACAGCGCTACTGAACTATTCAGTGCTGATGAAGCACAGCTCGAAGGTGTATACAACAAGCTCTATAAGCTTAGTGAATTCACCGATGCTGAAAACTACAAGTCCTATGCTGACTTGAAGAAGAAGCTTTACGAAGTAATCGGTGAAGCTGAAGTATCTAATGGATTCACTCCTGCTCAAACAGTTGAGATGAATACTACTAAGGAAGTAAAGTTCGATGCACCAGCTCCTACTGAGGCTCCTATTGTCGATACACCAAATATCGGTGAAGGTGGCGATGGTGACGGTGAAGATACCCTCTCGTACTTCGCTAAATTAGCTTCACAGTAGAAAATAAACTAAACAACTAACTGAAGGGTAGTCTTAAATGGCTACCCTTTTTTTGTCTAAAAGTCTTCGTCAGTCATTCTTGCGCCTCTGCGACCACGACTGGCACGTCTACTTGCCTTTATCGAACGACTGTTGTCGTTTACCATAATGGTTGTTGGATTCAAAGATACATTCCCTTGAGAAGATGCAGGAGCAGACGATTGAGCAGCTGGGACCATAACTACTATTGGTGCTGAACCACCTGTTGATAGATCGTCCATACCACCGCCATTAAGATTACCTCTACCGATCTCCGCTTTAATTTCTTCTCGTGGAATCAGTGCACCACTTTTCTTATCGACTCCAGCAAATTTATACAAGGCAGCAGGAGTAAGCTTATGTGCTACATTCAATGGGTTAAACCTTCCTCCCGTACGACTTTCATCATACACTGGTAGAAAGTTTCTTAAGATTGACCGAGCAAAATCGGATGCCATATCACCAATGTTACTTAAGCTTTCAGCTATCCCAGCAAAAGCTTCCTTTGGATTTTTAAATAGGTTAACAACATAATCGACGACACCCTGTACAAGATCACCAACGCCCGTGATAAGATCCTTAATCATGTCTTTAAAGTTGAACGCTGCTAATGATTCTTTTGCATCTTCAAACCCGAACTTCCCTAGAATCCAGCCTACAGCGCTCTTTAATAGATCTAATGGGACACCCACTAAATTGGCTACTATCTCACCTAGAGCACCGTACAGTCCATCGGTAATCTTACCTAACATCGACTCACCATCTGATTCTCTGAATCCCTGTAGGAAACCCTTTAGACCATCAAACACCGTCATAGCGATAGTAATAGGCAGGAATAGTTTACCAGCTACAGCACCGAATAGCTTTGCGAATTTGGTGACAGTGGCGAAGCCGACCTTTAAACCACGTAAAACTGGTTTGAATAGTTCTATCACAGTCTTTGATCGTTTACCTAAAGCAGCGAAGCGTCTAGATATCTTGTCAAATGGTCCTTTGAAAAAGTCTCCAATACGTGCAAAGAATTTTGTAACAGGCGCGAATATCTTCCCAAGTCTTCCCTTTGTAAGACTATCTAAGAACTTGAGCTCGACGGATAGTTGTTTAAAGAATGCGCCTGCTGCAAAGACTGGTGCTAGAATAAGAGCTGCTGCAGCACCTAATGCAATACCTAAAAACTTTAAAGCATTGGCACCCTTTTGTTTTAAACTCTTACCTAATTCTGAAAAGCCATCAGCGATATTCTCACCAATGCTACGGATACCATTAAACATACCCTCAAACAACGAGCGTTGCTCAATGTTAGCCTCAAGACGCTTTAAATCATTCTTCTTTGATTCTTCTACAAGAGGTTTAGCGATGTCAGAGGCGTTATCGATTTTAACCGATGTCTTATTCTGGATTGTAACCTTCTGAATTACACTTTCTAAATCTTTTTTGGTAAGGGGTTTGTCGGCCATATAATCTATTTATACGAAAAAAGGGAAAGCGCTATAAACACTTTCCCTCTTCTTATTGCCTTTGTTGTTCCCTCAACTTTTCTTCTTCGAGATGATCTTTTAACAATGTTATGTAGATTTCTCGCTCCCACGGCAGCAGATTTTCTAGTTCTGTTAAACTATACTTATGGTGCTGAACCATCGAGAACTGAACATGATAGTAGTTCTCTAACGATGTGTGGGCGAGGGCTAACCGAAAAAATCAGCAAGCCCCGATAAGGTTCTTTTAGTCTTATGACCATGTGAGCAGGTAATGTCGATAGTATGCTCAAGGCGAGGGATTTGTACTATCCAGTCTTGAATCTTTTCCATTTGAGCGTGACTTAACGAATCAATGAAGTCTTCAAGCTCCTTTTGATTCGTATCAGCGACTGGATATACATCATCCGCATCGTAAATTGTTTCAAGCACCGATGCAATGCTCTCGGTGATAACACTATCACTCTTTGTTCGAGTAGCACGTTCCATCTCTTTAAGACCTGGTGACTTCAGCATAACACCAACTGTATCGGTCAACTGGATCTTATTGTCAATCTTCTTATCAAGATTCTGTACTTCGACTGTAGTTAAATCAACCTGTGTGGTTACATACTCATCACACTCTCCACATTTAATATTCAGTTCAGCTGTTTCACCTACACTCTTAGCCCGTAGATTCAGAAAGATATATTCTAGATCATACATCGTAAGTGAATAAAGATCTAGTGTATCGTATGTACAGGCGCGGATAATATCCTTTAGCGCGCTGGTCATTGCTGATTGTGTACCTGCTTCCTGCGCAATCATGAGAATCTTCTCTTCTTTCACGAGGAATGGTCTGTACTCGACTGTCTTACCCGATGACGGGACAGTTAAGTGATATGTCGGTGCTACTATTTTCGGTAATGCCATAATATTATATTAGTTTGTTGTTTAAATGAGTCGTCTTAGGGCTCCTATTTTATTCTTGACACTGCTGGCGAGTGATGAGATTGCGCCTTGCACTTCAAATCGATCATACACCATCGTGACACTCAATGAATGTTTAGCATCTGAACTATCGTTACTTAGTTCGATACTATTCACACCAGTCGGGTAAGCACCTATTAGTTTAACACCGTAGATTGGTGTATTGTTTCTATCCAGCTGTTGTATAAGTACATCCGTCTTATACTGAGATGGGTACGATACTAGATTAGTAACTGGATCGATAACGCTGCCCTGCCACTTATCAAAGAATTTCTTACAGTAGTAGTCATTGGTCAAGAGAAACGAGAAGTTGATATCCTCATCTATTACCGTGACAGGATACTTACGAGGGTTGCGACCAATGCTATCATAGTCACCGGTCTGTATTAACCTGCCGGGTAGTGAACACGATTCACACAATATAGTAATATCGCGAGGATCGTTCACTAATCCACCAAGACTAAAGGTACCACTTAAAGCAGAAGCTGCCATCGACTGTAAATCGAGATTCAACAGAGTCTGAGTAGGCGGCGTCATAGTAATACTAAACCTGTTTGCTTGAGCTATGCCACCTCGTTTACCAATCGTTGACTTCAAGTCATCAATTGTCGACGGGTTAATAGCGTTCTTAATGTCGTTAAATAAAGCCATAAGTATATTTATACCTGTTTCTTCGATTCTTGCCACACGCTAGATTTACTTGCCTTCTGAAACGATTCTGATGGCATAAACAAGACCTGTTCCCACTGATCAGCAGGTACTTCAACGATCTTCGACTTTACATGCTTAGTCAAATAGTGTTTAAAGCACGGCGCAAAGTACTTGAGTTTAGAAGATCCCTTTAACAGATCATACTTCAACCTCAAACGTGTCGATTCATCATACCTCTTGTTATTGGTATAGTCCAGAAGTCTATCAAAAAATATAGCACGCTCTTTATGAGGTAGGTAATGCAGATTCAAACCATAAAATCCACCTTTCGCTTTCTCTACCATAAAAATCAGAGGAAATCTATCGTAATAAGGTAGTGTCTTCTTTCCTTTCGGGTCATACAGGAAATGAAACATACGACCAGACAGGGGTTTTGACCTATCAAATTGGTCAAGCAACTCTTTACGATTCAAGCCCATCATCCTCTTCAGCATGTTTTGATACCACTTAAGAGATTCTGCACTATTCTTTTTAAAGCCAGCTGCTGTTGCTTTACTAGTTAGTTTATCGTAGAAGTTTGCCATATAGTAATCTATTTATAGGTATTTTGCAGTTCCAGCCTTCATCATCTTTAAAACCTTACCTCCACCAATTGCTTCAAACGCTGCTTTACGTGACGGGTATACAACACCATCAACATTAATTGGTTTCGAAAAGGCTTTACAGAGTTTCTCTTTCATCTCATCACTATACACTCTACGCTTATTAGCTTCACCAATCTTCCTCCTATGCTCTGCTGATTTAGTCTTAGGTGATGACTCACTCATCTTCTTCCTTGTTTCTTTAGTTACAGGTGGTTTATTACTAGCAGCAATACACAAATTCTTTCTATGTTCTTCACTAAAATTATAATCGACTCTCCCTCCTCCACCTTTTGCTACATTCCAACCAATACGATACTCAGGTCTAAGGCTTCTTTCCATTGCCTTAGCATCTTCTCTATCATTACATGTCTCGACTATATCAAAAACTATATCGTCATGTTCTCGCAAGGCTTCTGTTATAACACTGGTATAGTCTACTAGATCAACACTATCCCTATGTTGTTTAAATCTTCTATCTATATCGTCAGTAATACCAACGTATCCTTCTGTTTTAATATCAGAGTGTATACTTCTCCTAACCCAGTACACGTAGCAAGCTTTACACTGTACACCTGACGATTCAATAAACTTAATCATATATTCTATAAGTATTGCTGTAGTCTATAACAGCTTAATCCCCATCTTACGTATTACATGTTCATCCCAGATAACGAACTCCATCCCTCTCCTATCAGCAAAAGACTTAGCAGCCTCCCATTTCGATATATTCTTAGCATAAGTAAATACTTCCTTCAAATACTTCTTTGTTTTACGCTTACCTTGCTTCGGGGCTATAGTTTCTTTATTAGGTTTAATCTCTACCAGTGTACACTTACGTTTAGCGCTCGAGCCATCGTTAGACTCCCACCGTATAAACAGATCTATATAGTACTTGTGTAGCTTGTTATCCGTACGACACCTATAACCTACAACGTACTCCTCACTCGACCAGCCTTTTACTGCAGGATTATTGTCAAGATATCTGAAGCACTGTCGCTCCCATAGCGATCTATACTTTACATTAGCCCAATTACCCTCGTACTTCGACTTGTTCTTTACCTTATATGTTCCGCTATACGCCATAGTTACTATTTATCTATTCTATTATACCATAGTATAGCTCCGATGTACACCATATAAAGTGTTGATTATCAGTACTTTAGCCTGTACAACTGTTATGGTTTGTGGTATAATAATTAAATGCTAACAAGGGCAGCACTAGATTAGTTTATCAACTACATGTTATATAAATAGATTACATGGCAATCTATTCACAATTATTACAAGATGCATCTACTGCAGCAGGGAAGGTGACTCAACAAGCTTCTTCAGGATTACAACAGAACTTGTCTATAGGTAATCGGAATGGAGGCAATGAAACGTTAGAGTTTCCCTTAGACCTTGCTGATCTCGATCGACCTATAGTACGATTTAGTTGTATACCCCACGATTCGTCTGTACCAATCGAGTCTATATGCTTTCCGATACCTCAGGGATTATCCTTTAATGACAGCGCGAGCTATAGTACTATTAATATGGGTACTATTAGTGCTATGGCAGATATCGCAAAAGCAGCAGGCGGAGCGACTGGTATAGGTAATAAGATTAAAGCAGCAGCCGGTGAAGCAGGTGCACAGTCCTTTTCAGGAGGTGGTATTGGTGCATCTATTCTTTTAAGTCGCAAGCTTGGACTAGAGACTACTGCTAAGACACTTGAGTTTAGTTCTAAACAGGTAGTGAATCCCCGTACTAATACAGCATTTGATGGTAATACACTACGATCCTTTCAGTTTGACTTTAAATTGATTGCAAGTAACGAGGCAGAGGTAAGGTCTATTGACTCTATTCAGAATGTATTCCGTAATAATACTTATGCTGCTGAAGTTGGAGGCAGAAAGACTATGCTACAGTACCCATCACTATGGCATATTGAATTCCTTTCACCGGACATGACAGAGCTACAGTACATACCAAAGATCTTTAGTTGCTATATTACTGCATGTAATACTACTATTAATAGTAGCGATAACACATACCGTAATGATTATAGCCCGCATGAAGTCGATATTAGTCTACAATTCCAAGAGTCGAAGATACTTACAAGGAATGAAATAGAAGACCTCGAAGCAAATAGCAATAGAGCTAATGCCGATACCGCATTCATATCACAGAAGTCACAGGATCTTGTCTCAGCTCAGAACAAGCTTATAAGTAAACTAGCTAGAGACGAACAGAATATAGGAGAACAATCTTAATGTCATTTTTTAAACAGTTTCCCAAGGAGACATATAGTATAGAGACAGATGGTATCAGTACTGATATAGTCGATATCTTCCGTTATGTAGATGTGGTCGAAAAAGCATCACATAACGTATTAGCATATAAGTATGTTGATGCCTTCGATGGCGAGAGACCTGATAACTTGTCCCAACGCTTGTATGGTACACCTGATTATTATTGGACTTTCTTTCTTACTAACGATTTTCTGAAGGATGGTTTAACCGCTTGGCCTAAAGGTGATAGTGAAGTTCGGAATTTCGTTGATAACCAGCATAAAGATCTTGCAGCGCTGAGGTTTCCCGTGATACGATTCGGTACAGATGATATCCGTACTCTTGCTGGATTGCCTCTCATGGACGATAATTATAAGCAGTATTTACAACTGTACCACTTGTTCGATACTAGCTTCATAGATAATCAACTGGTTCAAATATACGCGACAGCTAAGCTCGTAGATTACAAGCCGAACCTTTCTCAGATATGGATTGACACTTCTACTATAGCGTGGAGTTCTGACTATGGACCCTTCATGGAGCAAATTGGAGACGGGGGAGCGCTTGATACCGAATATACCCGTAGAGCTCAGAGTTTAATTTATCCAGCTGGAGAGACGTCTGATAGTTACCACGTTCGCTTCGTTAATCCGTATACTCCTGATGATGCGCGGTATGCTTCGGTACAAGACTTAGAGAATAAGTTTACTCAAGATGTAAGGGATATAGCGATCGACCTTAGACCGAGTCAGAACTTTCAGAGTAAAGGCAGTGATGATATCCAACGGGCATATAACCTTACATGTACTCAATCGTGGAAGGTCGGTAAGACTGCTCCTGCTCATTACTATAATCCTGTTTCTATAAACGATGAGATTACCGAGTATGCTTCTGGCCCTGAGGCTACGAACTATACTACACGTGAGCAGGATGTCATGGATCAAAATGATGCTGTCCGCCGTATTCAGTATGTTTCGCCGCAGTATATACAAACCTTTGCACAAGAATATAAGAGACTTCTGAATGAATAATTTAAATCGTACCTATTCTGATTCGAAAGGTAATTCTACTCAAGTAACTTCTTATGAGATGCTTTCAGTGGATATTACAAATAACCGCGGAGTGACGCGGGATATCCGTAATATGGTTGGCTTTACGAAGATACACGAGAGTCTTCTAGAAAATTCGCTGGTTCTTGAGATGGGTATCCGTGATGAGGTAAACTTCTTTGAGGAGTTTGGTATAACGGGTAACGAGTATATCGATCTTAAGATAAACGTAACAGCGCTGGATGTGGTACAGGAGATTGACTTACGTTTCTATATTGTTACCTATGAAGACTTTGTGAAAGGCAAGGACCAACAGGTTCAGGTGTATACCTTTACCGCAGTATCTGAGTTTGCTTATATTGCACCTCTGAAAAATATTTCGAGATACGTGTCGGGTTCGACTGCTTCTACGATTAAACGGATCTTCATGGATGATTTAAATTGGCAGCGGATTCTTATCGAGGGTAATTGCCAGTCTTCGTTCGATGGCATAATTAACATTTGTAATCCTCTTGAGGCAGTAGATACTATACTCACGCAGAGCTTTGATGACAATAATACACCTTTCCTGTGCTTTCAGAGGTTAAACGGGTTTGTTACGCTGGCCTCTTTGTCAGATCTTACCTCGAAAGAGGTCTATAAAGAGTTCATTCAACAGACGGAGTTAGAGTCGAATCCAAATACTCCTGAAGAATTCTATGAAAGATCGACTCAGATGAAGAATCTATCGAGTAAAATTTCGCTGGCACCATCGTATCAAGCAACGGATGGTGTATATGCTTCTGAGAATCGTTACATCGATATTGGAACAAAGACTTTCCGTACACATATCTTTAATGCAGAGAAACATCTAAAGGCAGAGAACACTACGGCGAAGAGATTAACCTTTGCGGATTCATCTACAGTTTCAGATAAGAGACGTTCAGAAACAGCGCAAGGTTTTAATCGTATTCCGAGTGCAAGGATAAATACATCTGTTGTGAATAGACACGCGTATAATGGCTTTTCTAATATCGCTGATTTGCGTGAGCAACAACAACACTTATCGAATGCTTACCTTTATTCCTATGACACCTGCACGCATACCTTTGAAGTAATGGGTGATCCTCTTTTGAATCCTGGACGCATATGTAAGTTGCTCTTTCCGAAGGCAACAGATCCTGCGATCTATAAGGAGTACACCGATAAGTCGATTACTGAAACGTACGACACAGTGCTATCAGGTAATTACATGGTGTTTAGCGCAGTACACAACTTCGTGGATGGTAAATATACTACAGAGCTGACGATGAAGACAGACTCTTTAAATCAAGAAATTATATAATATGAGCTTTTTTATTGGTGTAGTCGAAGATGTAAATGATCCGACTGAAAAAAATCGAGTACGAGTTCGTATCTTTGGTAAGCATACCGAAGACGTAACTCTTATACCTACGGAGAGATTGCCATGGAGCAATGTAGTCATGCCCTGTACTGCTGGTTCTGTACCAGGCGTTGGTATGTCACTCGGTCTTGTACAAGGATCGTGGGTCGTAGGTATGTATATCGACAAGGATGAAAATGACACGTTGATAATGGGTTCCCTCCCATCCGAGTCAACTGCGCGTCCTAGTGGTACAGGCTTTCAGGACCCTGAGGGTATTCACCCTCGTGCAAATACTATCGACACACCGAATATAGCGAGAAGTGTAGACTTCGAAGATGATACCGTATTCACGAATAAGCGTTCTCTCTTTGTTGAAAAGATACCTGTCGCTACACCTGCTCGTTGTGAGTCATTAGATTCGAGTGGATCAGATTCTTATTACGAGAATAAGTCCTATGATTTGCTGAAGCCTATAGACGTAATTCAACCTAAGTATCCCGCGAATAAGGTACACAAAACAGAAGGTGGACATTGTATTGAGTATGATGATACTGAATCCTATGAAAGAATTTCAGAAACCCATTCACCTTCAGGCACTTATCGTGAAATCGTTGCGGATGGTTCTTCAACGACGGTAGTCACCGGTGATAACTATCAAGTTATTCATAAGAACAATAATATTTACATTAAGGGAAATTGCAATCTTACTGTTGATGGTGAAATGAGAACACTTGTACAGGGTGATCACCACCTTGAGGTTGAAGG